TAAGTGTTACCTCTGACCATAACAAGTCTAGGTGATAGTTCTCCATCTAAATAAAATTTATTACCTTCTCCATATTTATTTTCACCAGCTTTGATAATAACTTCGTATTCAATCGTTTCCTGTCTAACTGATACTTTTCTATCTTGTTGAGCCTGACTTGCTGAACCAGATTCTTTTTGTTCAACATATTTGATAGCTTCTAAAACAACATCTTTCATTTTTTGTTCACCCAATGTTCCTATAACTCCCCATTTCATCTGCGAAATAATTCCGCCAATATTTGATGGTCTGCCAGCTTTATCACCTGATTTAAACTGCGAACCATCTCTAAAATGTCTTGCAGCCCATGCTTCTCTTTCCTTTATCCATTTTATAACACCATCAGTCATTTCTCCATTTCTTGCTTTTGTCCAAAGATTGAAAGCTTCACTACCTCTGATGTTGCCACCAGCTTTGTAGATATCAGGATCATTTTCTTTGACACCAGCAATGAAGTCATAATCAAATTGTGGATAATTTGAATTTCGTAAGCTAATCTTTTTATCTTCATCTTTAGTTGGAAAATCAGTTGCCATCATCTCCACCTTGTATTTCTGCTTCAACTGGCATTTTCATACCATAAGGCTGAAATGCTGTTTTGATTCCATATTGTTCTGCTAATGCCGTTTCCCTTTCATGTTGTTCAAACAGTTCTTCAACGTCTCTACCATAGTTTGCTTGAACATCTGAGAAAGTAACCAAACCAGCTTGCAAGCCATTTATAGATGCCATCATTTCTCTTTGTGGATCAACCCATGAGAAACTTCTAGGAATAAAGTTTGCTGCTAATGCAAATTTATCGTATCTGCTTATGGGTAATGGTTGATTTGTTGAAGGCGATGTAGATATTGCACCAGATGATATAGCCATCTCTAACCATTTTTCAAAAACTGGTCTAACAAAATGATCTATTGTGAATCTTTGATATAACCTATACATCTCACGATCTTCCAAAGCTGCTGCCCTCAAAGAAGAATAATTAACAGAACTTAAATCATTAGTAAGTGCATGATAAGAAATATTTAAACCTGATGCGATGCTTCTCAAAACTTGTGTTGTAAAAGAATCAAAAGCAGATGTTGGATGGTCAGGATCAAATGATTTGAAATCCATGCCACTAGGTAACTGTTCAAAAGTACCAGCTTCAGCGTTCATAATTGGTACATATTCTTCATCTTCACCATCGCCAACATATTGGTCGCCATCGCTAGAAACAAAGAATCCCATCTTACTTGCACCAGTTCTTGCTGCCACAATCTCTGCTTCTAAATAACCATTTAATAATTTTATATTTGGCATTGCTGTCGCAGTTAATGGCACTCCTCTATTTTGTTCTGGTCTTTGCGGAATGTAAGCATGAATCATCTCTTCAGCACTTACTCTGATATGTTGTTGTGTAGGTTCAAAAGTTTTATCGTAAGGATGATTTTTATATAAATAATATGCTAATGGTTTTTGACTTGAATCAACTTCAACACCCATTTTTATTTTGTTGCCATTGCTTTTTACATCTTCATTTTTTCTTTCGTCTAAATGATCAGCTTCTAAAAATTCTATTTTGTAGCCAAAATCTGAATCTCTTGATTTAACATGACGAACCAAAACTTCTCCATCTCTGCATAAAGCTTCAACAAATAATTTTTGACAATCTATAAAAGTTAATCTGCCATTAGTGGTGCATTGTCCAAGTTTGCACCAGTTTCGCCATTGCTGCTCTATGATTCTGTTTGCAACTAAATCCAAAGAACCATCATCATTTCTTGCTTTCATAGATAGTCTAATACCGCTTGATCCAACTATGTTGCTTTGCATAAGATTTAGATATCTTTGAACATAAGAATCATTCCTTGCTAAATCTCTTGATCTATCTCTAAGAAGTCTAAGTTGATCTTTTATTTCAGCATCAGCAGATGTTGATGTTTGCATAAAGTCAGAAAATAATCTGCCTGTGTTTGCACCTTGATACTTTCTTAATTTTGGAAAGTTTCTTTTTTTTGTTCTTCTAGTAAATCTATCGTACCAAGCCATTAGAATTTAACCTCTATTGTATTTCCTGATCTTTGTTTATTTCTTATTCTCGCATCTTTAATTTCTTTTAAATATTCTGCTTTGTATGTATTTTTTAAATTTAATAATTCATCAATAGACATTCTGGACAATGATCGTCCAGCTATTGAAAAAGATGATTGATCTACAGTTGCCCTATTTTCTATGACTGCTTCAATAGCATCTAAAACTTTTTTTGCATGACTTCGTAAGTCTGCATTGGTATTAGCAAAGTTTTTGACAATGGTTGTTCTGCCTTCGTCAACTGATACTCTTTGTGCATCAGATGATCTAGTGATAAAGGCATACCAAATAAAATCACCATCAGCTAAAGATGCAGTTGTGCTTGAAGCTATTTCTACTAAATACGAATCATCTGCTTCTGTTGCAGCTATAGTAAATTTATGCGATCCATCACCGCCTGAATCCTCGTGAAACTCATAAGATAAAGCAAAACTAGATATAGGATAGTCTGAAACTAGATCATCCCTTCGCCATACCCAGCGATCACCAATCACTAATTCATCAGGTTCTTGTGTAGGATAATTACTACGATCAAATTGATTTGCCATAAGAAATAGATTTTTAATGACTATTATAAATCAAAAAGCAATAAATCTTTAGGTAAAAAAAACTTTAAATAAAGTGTAACTTTTACTTGCAACAACTTAAAAAATCATTAAGATAATAACTGTAGCCAATGATGGTTGCACTTAACAAGGAGAAAATGATGAAAACATTAACTTTAAAAAAAGGCATCAAATTGCAAATGGTGGAAGATGGTCGTTACAATAATGATGATGAAATCATAAATGGTTTTGTAGTTGTTCACATAGAGGGCGACAGCAACTTACAAGGTAAATGGGATGGTTACAGACTACCAGCACATATATTTGAAGAATTCGGCATGACTCTAAAAAAATTAAATTCTTTGGAAAATGCTTTTTCTGACATAAGGCTTGCAAGAGATTCTTTAATGTCACAAGGTGTTGATGTTGGTAGTTATCAACTTAATTCTATTAGTGATGCTGACTATGGTTTAAAGTCTAATCAGAAAGAACTCATCTCTGAGATTAGATATGCTAGAGATTTCTTAATGAGTGAAGGTTATGATGTTGGCAGCTTTCAACTTAATTCAATTTCTGATGCTCAACTCGATTTACCTGAAATGGAAGATTGCATAGATTTCTAAATCTATATAAATAAAAAAGAGAGTCAGA